TGAACTCGTAAACTTCGGACGAAGCACGTACTGGTTCACCTGTTTTAATAGAGTGAACTACCGAGTTACGAAGACCTTGAGTTAATTCAATGTAAGAGGCTTCCGCCATTAACTTAACATTTTTAACTAAACCGATGGAATGACTTTCAGGACGAAAATCGCGTAAGTCAGCTTGTGCGCCCAACATAATTGTGGCGGTGCCGACTAAAAAATCAATGGTTTTGGCTTCACCTGCCATAATTAGTCTCCGAAGTTACAGAAAAGTGGTTGTGTTCCTAGTTTAACAAAGTTACACTTACAGCACCACAGGTTTTTTTAGCACACAGTAGAGGACTCTATGTCAAAGGTTAAATCTAAAGTGGATGTCATTTACAGCATCCGTATTACACAAGAAATGGAAGATAAAATCCAAGCTGTTGCCGAGCACGAAGGTCGAACTAAAACGAATGTTATTCGACACTACTTGGATTTAAGTTTAAAAAATGTTGAGGTGCCAGTACCCTTAGAACTTGAGGGGAACTAGAGCCCCAGTGTTCGAGTACATTTAAAAGGTAGAGCGATAGTCTTCGCAGGTCGCTCCTCACCTTTCTCAACAGGTAGAACCTTAACACCGTTCATAATGATGATTGAACCTTTAACTGAGGTTCCGTCAGGTTGGTACAAACCAAACTCGGTCATCGGCAACATATCATCAAAAATTAAACTGAGAAGGTTACGCAGTCTAAAGCAACCCTCATCCTTAAAGGTACTTACGGTAATTAGAAAAGTACCTGAGAGGAGATGCTCGTCAACTTCCGCTTCCACCTGCCATGCCCCGATTAAGTCTTGTTCAGGCAGTGTCTCTATAAAGGTGTAATCATCAAAGAGAACTGCTTTAACAGGGTACCCAAGGGTTAGGGTTGCACCTGCGGCTAAGGCTTTAACTCTAGCAAGAATACTGGTTTCTACAATGTTTAAAATACCGTTACCAATTAACATAACCTAACCCCCAATTAAACCGTAGTAGCTGTAATGTTTTCTAATAACGGCAGGTAGCTTAACAAGGTAGTACCAATGAAGTAAAGCCCCCACGTTGGGTCTACCTAAAGCAGGTTTAGAAGATAATTTTGACCTTGCAAAACCACTGCCTTTATCGTTAGCGGGGTCAATAATCTCAGCTACTTCCTTATCCGTGAAAATCTTTACTTTTTTTACGAGGTTAACCTTAACCTCATAGTGTCTAAAATGAGGACTAAAATTCTTAATACGGTTAGCTGATACGCCACCCGCTTGCCGAATCAAGTTATCCGTATTGCTAAAACGACCTCTTTTTAAACTTAACTCCGCACCTGCTTGATATATTTTTATATCTTTAGGTTCAACCTTACCAAAAAGGTTAGCCGAGTGCTGCAACCGACCCCTTAAAAAAGCATCTAAACCTACAAGTTTTTCCCCTTCCTTGTTAACCGCCTTACCAAACTTAAAGTAACTGGGCAGGTACGGCACACCTAATTTCTTTTTTCTGTTAAACCACTTTTTAGTGAGGGGAGTATAGCGGTGACTAGCCTCAGCTCCAACCTCAAGCCTCTCCCTATCTTTAGTGTTAACCTTGATGAATAAACCTTTATCCACCCCTATGATGAGACGTTGCACTTCATCGCCAAAGGTGTCTAACCTATGATTTAACTTATCAGCTAGGAGAGCTTTATTTTGAGAGCTGATAGCTTTACCAACCAGTGTGGCGTGACCTTGCTCCGAAGCTGCGGTAGCTACTTGGCTAAAGATACTGGCAAAGTTACCCTCACTCATTAGGTTTCCACCTTATAAATATCCTGTTCACGGTAGACTCGTTTTACAGGCATACCGTCCAATAAATCCCCTACCGTAACTACTTCTGACATAAAGTAACACGTGTTAGGTTTCTTATTAGAGTGAACATCATTACCGTAGTTCTCTGTTTTTTTACGGCAATGAAGCAACTGTACAGGTGGTGTTAGGCTGTTAACAGGTTTTAGTAACCCCGTCACTGGGTCTTCAACTTTTACTTGTTGGACCTGCCACTCTACAACGTCAGGTAAAGGTATTAGGCGGTAAATAATATCTAACACTTCTTTACTATACGAGGAAGCGGCATAGTGGTTCCCTTGAAACAAGAGATGGTCCCCTGCAAAAATAACTGCTCGCTTAGTCACCCTAAGAAGTTGATTTACTTCTTCGACAGAAGTTAGCTCGCCTGTAGGGTCAACAAACTCACCCATCAAGGCTGAGTTTCTAGTCAGGTTTTTTATAGATACCTTGAAACGCTTATGGTGTAGTTTTCTCATAAATTAAGTCCCTGTAAAGGGGTCAACCCCACCAGAAACTGCAAATAAGGCAGCTCCAACTGTTGTTTGGGCACTGGGTAAGATAGCGGCTAAAGCCTCGCTTAGTTCTTCCTCAAGTCGCTGCACTAATTTGTAGGGGTCAAACTTTGTTGCTCGTTGAAAACTAGCTTTCTCAGCATCCGTTTTCTGCGCGATACGTTGAGGTAAGCTGACCGCGAGGTTAAGGGCTGCCTGTAAAGCCACTGCTTTGTTGGCTTTAAAAGAGGCGTTACCTTCCTGATTAAAAGGGGTGGTAAAACTGGAACCGTAAATATCCACAAGACTATAATAAGCTTCAAGTAAATCAATCTCATAATCCTCTAACTCATCTAAGGTGATACCTAAATAAGTTCTAACCGAGTCCTCATTGATTGTAAAGGGAACAAACTGACTTACCTGATAACTCAGGTTTAATCTGTAAGCTCCCCCGTTAACAGTGTACACAACATAAGATAGTCTTGATTCAACAAAGTTAGGGCTTGTTAGGGCATTAACTAAGGCAGGGATGTTAAAAACATAATCACTACCCGAAGCGACTTGGGTTTCAATATGTAGTAAGGCACCCGACTTAGCTCGAATTGTCAAAGTGACATTCGATAAAGGGTCAGGGACAATGAAGTCACCATCCCGACTTAAACGAACACTTAATACGGATGCTGTAGCATCTTCAACCCAAGTAGCCATGGTTAGTCACCTTTAACAGCAGAGGATTTAGAGGTTTTACCTTTAGGCACAACTATAGGTGCAACCTTTGGTTTTAAATACTCAAGTACATCCACTTGCTTTAATGTGTCAGGCACATCTTTAGCTAAGACTTCAAGTTGACCAAGCTCGATGCGTTGTTTTACAAAGGAGCTATCAGGAACTAAGGTAGGTTTCTGAGCATCAATGTTAGGGGTTTGACCATCTAAGGCGCACAGCATAAAGCTGCCAGTTGTTTTTACGATTAACATAATAAGTTTCTCCAAAAGCTAGGTTAATTTTAACATAAAAAAGCCCGCAATTACGCGGGCTTTTTTACGAGGCAAGCAACAAGCGATTAAGCAGCTACGTTTAAAACCACACGGGCTTTAGGAATAGCAATCTTATAACCAGTTTCTTCTGTTTTCACATAAGTAATGGACTGGTTAAGGATAGAACGCTCGCTTTCAGCAATGTTACCACCTGCCATTACTAATTCTTCTAAAGCCTCAGCTTTAGTCATAGCAATGATTTTACCTGCGGGAACAGCCGAGCTTAATACCACATTAACCATGCCATTCATAAATGGTAAGGTTGTGCTAACAGCAGGAGCACCTTTGGCAATCATGTAGTCAACAGGGCTTGTAGCACCTGCGCCGATGATAGGTTGAGCCATAAACATCAATTCAACATACATATCGAAGTTTACAACAAAAGTATCAAACACATAACCCGCATTGGCGTTGGACATTAAGAACTTAGCTAACGCTTTATAGTTAGCAGAGCTGATAACACCACCTGTGGCACCGAAGGTCGAGAAAGCTTGTACTTGAGCAGCAGGATTAACACCGTCGCCGTTAATCAAAATACCTGTTGCAGCAGCAACTTTGGATTTTTCTAATTCACGAGCGATACGCGAAGCGAACGGAGTTAAGATGTCTAAAGAAGCGTCACGAGCGAACTCGTATGACATTTCAATACCACTACCACGTTTGCCAAACTTAACCGAAGACTGGCTGGTTGTTACCGAGCGAACTGGAATACGACCTAACTCAGTAACGATGTAGGTTTTACGTTCTGCTTCATCATCTTCGTAGTAAGTAGAAATCATTTCGCGTTGAGACACAGTACGGGACTGGCCAACGATTGCAGCAATGTTTTCAACTTTGTTATCTTGAAGTGTTTTGAACTTCAACATATCGTCAATGACTTCAGGGAACATCGCACGAGTACCCGAATAAGTATTGAACGTATTCGCAGCAGCTTGTAAGGTAACACCTGCTTCAAAGTCATTAGCGTGAGGCAAGTTTAAAGCAAGTTTAGTTGCTTCATAACCGTTTAAGCCTTTCCACTTGCCTTCGCCGCCTTTAGTATCAACAGCTAATGTTAAGTAGTCACGAAGGTTTAAGCCGAAGGATGCCGCTTCTTTAACAAGCTTCATACCTTTATCAGCAGAATCACTGGTGCTATCAACCATTAACAAAGCAGCAATGGCTTCTGGAGTAGTTTTTTTAGCTAAAATTTCACTTAAAGGACGCATATTTTCCTACTCCTTAGATGAAGATAACATCAGCAGTTGTACCGTTAACTGCAACTACTAACGAACGTGGATTGGTACCTGCTTTAACAGAACCTGCGGTTGCAGAACCAACTACTTGGTTGCCAACAACGACAGTACCTGTGAAGTTCCAAGTGAAACCACCTTTGAACTCAACAGTACCTGCGGAAATACCTTCGGTAGTGCCTGTGCTTACAGTAATTAAATTACCAATAATCACATCGCCGTCACCTGCTAGTTTCACAGTGTTGTTGGCGGTAGTATCTAAGGCAACAGGTTGACCCTTATTAGCAGAGGTAATACCTGCGGCTAAGTAGCAAGTCAAACGGAACATATTTTGCGGGATGCCCACTAAGGACACGCCACCTGAAGCGATTGAACTCATCGCGTTTTCTCCTAGTGGGGGTTATCGTTTAGGTGATTTAAAAGCGCGGGATACGTTTAAAACACCTGAGTCATTTTTACTGGCATCAGACTTGCTCGCTTGCAAATCAGCAACACCACCTAAAGGAATCTTAAAAGGACGCTGCGCTACTTGAGCATCTTGCGATTCTTTTAAAGGTTTAAGCTCAGCTACCGAAGCAGTTAACTCAGCTACTTGAACGTCAGCAGCAGTTTTAGCGGAAGTTAACTCAGCTACTTGAGCGTCAGCGGCAGTTTTAGCAGCAGTTAACTCAGCTACTTGAACGTCAGCAGCAGTTTTAGCGGAGGTTAACTCAGCTAACTTTTGTTCGGCCTCAGCAAGCTTGGCTTGTAATTCAGCAATCATTTCGGGGTCTTCCTCAGTAGGCTTAGTTGGCGAACCAAAAAGTACAAATTCAGGGTCTTTTAAAGAGGCTGCTAATTGCGAACCTTCTTTGTAGTAAGCGGAAGCAAGCAATCTTTTCTGTGCGCCGAGTACCTTGGCACCATTACTGGCTCCTTTAGATACGAGACTCAATTCACGAAAATTGGCTACGCCATCAGGTTTAATGTGGTTAGTACCCATACCCATGACATGACCGTTCTTGCAGGTTAGCGACCACATGGATTCAGGGTCTTCCATTAAGTCCACACTACAGGTAGAGCAGAGCAAACGCTTAAACTGCATACCTACGCTGACTTCCTCTAACGTGCCGTTGTCAAGACGACTAATTAACTGAGGGCTGGTATCATCAACAAAGAAAAGAACACGGAGTTCGTCAAAGCCTTGAGCGGCTTTTAAAGATTCTCCGTGAAAGACACGACCAACGGGTATCTCGTAACCCTGCTCGTGTAAAGTATGTAAAGGTACAAAACCGCCAGTATTGAGCAAGGTGGCTGCTTCTTGAAAAGTTTCAGCAGTAATCTGACCCTTATCAAAGATAGTGCCGCGTTTGTTTAAAGGTAATGAGGTTACGGCTGTTGCTTCAAACACCGCAACGGAGTCGTAGTTAATATCATCACCGACAGAAGCCTTGATGAGAGCTTTAACTCGTTCATTAAGTTCAATACGTTTCATAGCGTACTTTTGTTAAGTTTGTGTAGGTAATGTAAAGTTACCATAATGCTTAAAACTTTGCAACGAGCAACTTACTTTACAAGGAGTACATTTAATTACAAAGCTGAGATAGACACTCTAAGAGCTTTAATATAGTATTTAATTGCGTTTCTAGCTCGCTTACACGAAGACCTCAAGGGCTTTATATTTAAGCAGGGTGGGTTAGTAGTAAAAGCTAGTAAGAGGTGGGGAGTTTTGATTTGTTTTCTCCCTTGACAGCGTAGTTAAGCCTTCTCTACTCCTCTGCTAAAAAGGCTTCAAGTTCTCGTTAACCAACTATGTTTTTCACTTTTGGGCGGCAACCAAGGGAGAATATAGTTGGTTACCGTGTAGCTCAACAATGAGAGAGCAATCGCTTGCGAATAAGGTTGCAGGAGCAGGTCCTGTCACGGTAGCAACAAAAGCAAGCCGAAAAGTGGAAAGCTCTCATTGACCCAAGAGCTTATCAAGCTTTGTTAAGTTATGAGGTCTTAATTACAGACTAAACCTTACTTCTTCACACTGTTACTCTTCGCTGACTTGTCAGCCGAAGAGCTTACTGACCTACCAGTAGCGTCAGCATTAGGGCTTATACTTCCTGCGTCAACAACACTCCCTCCATCGTTAAACCCTGTACCGCTCAGAATTGGAGCAGAATCAGGTCGAATATGGCCAAACAACTCTAAATGGTAATCATCATCATCTATAGAGCCTAAGCTAAGCTCCTTTTGTAGGAAGGACTGCTGTAACACCTTTTGCGCCCATAACTCAGTTGTTGGGCGAAGCTCAACAGGGCGAAATTTAACAACGACACGGGAAGTAGAACCTGTTAACCGTAAGATAAAAGTAAATATCTGCTGCCACAGCTCGGCAATAGGTTGGTTTAACGCTTCAGCATTTTTGGCAAATAGTAAAGCTTCAACGCTTGCTGTGTTAACCCCCGACTCCCCCCTACCCAAAGTGGTAGCCATTACGCGCAACCCTGCTTGATTCTGCGCGTTAAGAGTTTTAATAATTGGCTCTATGTTTAAACTCATACCTGACGAGCTAGTATTTATCACGTTTGCTTTAATACTATCCGTATGCACAAATGCTTGGTCAACTCGTAACCCACTAAGGGTATTGGTGATAGAGGATATAGTATTGTTGATGTACTGAGTAAGTTTTGAGGGGTCAGCCTTAATGTCTAAAGGTGCGTTCTTAACCACTACTTCCTCTAAAACCTCAATATTCAAACGGGGGTACCCTGTAATAACCATAATTCTATATAGGTCATTGATGATACGCTGACGGGCAGCAACTGTATTGATAGCTGAGACAAAAGGGGAGTTGGAGTAAGCCTTCGTTGGGTCCTGTCTGAAGTAAGAGACAAAGACGGAGACAACATCAAGAGAGATATTGTTACCCCCACCTGTAGGCACTTGCTCAGGTGTGAGGCGACCATTTGTTCTCTCAAACCATTCTAAGGTTATTGGGTCAATTAAGCGTATAGCCTCAAAGACACCTTCCTTACTAACTATGGCCTCCGCCACCATCATACCCCGCAGTAATAGCATATAGCGTAGCTCCTCCGCCATAGCCCGCAAAGTTGGTTTATACTGAAAACCAACTTTTGCGTAGTCATACCTAGTAGTTAGAGTATCAAGAATAGCATTTAAAACCTTTTGACCGTTGCGGTCAATCTTATCGTTTACATCTTTAACATACAACATTGGCTCGGTATCAGCCACAGTAAGGTAGGCATTAACGGCTGCTGAAACATCAGGGTCCTGCACCAGTAAGTTTTGGAGAAGCGTATTAGCGTCTTCGGAGGAACGACTGCTGAAAATATCGGTTAAATGGTCACGGTAAGTAGGAACAGTTAACACATTCTGTGGGTTATTACTCTGAAAGGTAGGAGAGTTAGCTACCCCTTGAGGGTTTGATGTTTTCTTGGGCAGTATAATCTGACCTAATTTACTGGTTAAGCTAGTTGCCATTAGGTGTTGCCTCGCATACAAAATTTGTTAAGTGGGTAGGAGTATAGCAGAGAGCAGGTAGCCTTAATAAGCCCTACTTTGATGCCCCCATAAATTCAAACGACTCTGAAGACCAATACTAACGGACCCATAAGATAAAACCGTCAAGGGAGTCTCCTCCGTTCTAAACCCTGCAAACTCACCATTGAAGTATTTTATAGCGGTAGTCATGTAAGCCAAGCTGTGAAAATAGTGGTCTTGACCTGTGAGTTTACGCCAAACAGGGGTTTTCTCCCCATTTTTCTCGCGTACCATGTCGCGTAGGTGACTTTTGATAACCTCTTTTTGTTGCCCAAAGTTGTAGAAACGAACTTGAGCTTTACGAATTAGGTTAGCTAAGGTATCTAAGTGCTCGGTACGGTCAACTTGCAAGGTCTTCGTAGCCTCTACTCGGTCATTGATTTCCACACTACCTGAATATTGGACAGGGATAATTCTACCACCACTCCAGTCGAAGATACTTTTCGCTAAGGTCTGCTCAGGGTATTTGTCGATGGTTCCCTGTACAAACTGGTAGGTTTCATCTAAAGACTTTACCCGCTCAAGTAACTCATCACCCGTACAGGTGATAAACTCGACAACCTCAACATCCCCCTTTAAACCTGAGTTACTACGACCCACATTTATATGGCAAATAGTTCCTACGTCAATACCTATAAAGTGCCGAGCGTAAGTGTTATCAGGCGTGGCCCCCAGTATAAAGCAAGGGTTTAGTTCACTATCTGTTAATCGACTTGAACTCTCCTCAAAAGTCTCCCCCAACACCGTGTTATACCACCCGCGTAAGAAGTCCTTGTCACGATATTTTATTAACTCGCCAATGATATAGGCAGGTGTCAAGGTAGAAACCGTAAATGGTCGAACGCGATAACCTCTTGCACTGTCACGGTGAGGGAACTCAGCTACCCAGTCCCGTTTACCCCCGTGTAAATCAAGAGGGCTGCCGCAGTTTTCACAGTCCACAGTCACTGTGTTAAGTTGCAACTCATAACGGTCAATCACCCCAACATCAATGTCTGTAAGTTTAATCTCATCAGGTAAACCCGCAATGTTAATGAAGTCCTTTGTAAACTTAGGTAACTGCCAGTGGTTACAACAATCACACTTAATAAAATACTCACGTTGGTCGGTTGTCGAGTAACCTTGATGTACCCCGTAGTTTTCAAACGTGGGTGTGCTAAATTGCTGCATGATTCGGTGGGTAGATGCCTGTAAACGAGACCCCAGCAAGCCAACCATTTGCTGATTAGATAGGTCGATTTCGTCTACCATGATAAAGTCAGCAGGGGTTGACGTAGCACTGCCCTCTGTGGCGGGTACTACCATTAAATAAGAGTCGCCAATCTGTTGTATGTCCACAGAGCGGATAGGCTTACCTCCTGCTAAATTGAACGCTTTATCGTGTTCAATGATAGGCATAATCCGTGTTTGTGAGTTTTTCTTCATCATGGCTTCGGTGGGGAAGGTCATAAGCACAGTGACTCCGCGATTACGCGCACAGAAGGCGGCCGCCTTGCGGATTTGACATTCCGTGAGCCCCACCTGCGATATTTTTATAACATGAAGATTAGGATGTAGGTCATCAACGATTGCCTTTTGAAACGGGAATCGTTTAAAGTTAAAAGGTAACGAGCGCAAAGTTGTATTCTTACATACCCAGTCTGAGTAACTCATATTGACAGCATCAACCGAGAACCGAGAATTTATCTCGTGTCGTAGGTTTAGTGCGAAGGGATTCGACATAATTGTTACCGTAATGTAAATTTAGAGTTTAGGAGGTTGCATTGTAACCTCCCCCAAAGTAATATCCAAAACACCCCCTGAGGACACACTAATGGCAAACACCTATTACCCCCCGTTACAGGAAGGCAGTCTTCGTGCGCTGCTCGTTATTAAAGCAGCTATTCAAGCCGAAGGTCTTAGCTACCTTGATGATGCAAACTACTCTGCTGAGATAGTAACAAATTTACGACAGCTTTTCACGGGTAGCGTCAGTAAGTTAAAAAAGGAACGTCCTGAAAGAAACACAGACAGCAATGCACCGTTGGATTTAGAAGCAGAAACACGCTCTCTTTATGATGAGCTTGTCAATTTTACAGTTGAAAATGACGGCTCATTAGATACAGGCGAGATTTTAAACGCTATTAAAACCCGTACCCAGTTGCTTGAAAAACTGCTTTCTCAGCTAGAACGTGCAAGCGAAGTTAAAAAGTACACCCAGTTTCGTGAGTTTGTTATCCAAAAAATGCAAGCCTACATGACTCCCGATGAACGTAATCAGTTTATGGAAGACTTAGAAAGTTTGACCTAAAACCTAAACCTATTTAAGAGTAAAACCATGACAAAAAATATTTTTGCCGATACTGCACCTAAGTATTGGGCAGTGGGTATGCCTGTTATCCCTTTACGCTCCATGTCTAAAATGCCATTTCCGCAAGGGTGGCAGCTTCACCACAACTGTATGCCTGAAGTTCACACCCAAAACCAGTGGTTAGCTCAGATACCTGCGGGTAACATAGGCTTACCTTTAGGCGAGCAGTCGCGTGTCGTGGCACTAGACATTGACACGACAGACGAAGAATTGATTCGGTTAATTGAAAAAGCAGTGCCGCCATCGAGTTGGGTTCGCTACGGCAAAAAAGGCAAAGTCCTAGCCTACAAGTACACAGGTCAGAAGACCTTCCGTATTAAAACGGCAACAGGCGAAACGATTTGTGAATTACTAAGTGACAAAACACAAGTGGTGTTGCCGCCCAGTATCCACCCTGACACAAAGATGCCGTACACAGCAAACTGCAACTTATATGAGGTTGTGGATTACCTTGCAGTGTTACCCACAGATATTGAAGATAGATTACGGGCAGTTATTACAGATTACGGTATCATTTTATCGCGCAGTGGTTATAGCAAATTAACGGAATACATTAGTGCAGGTAGCCGTGACACTAACCTGACTGAAAAGGCAGGGTTATTTGCTATGGCTGTCATGCGTGGCGAACGTACCTTGTTAGAAGCGTTAGGTATGCTGCAATCGTATGCCGATGAGTTTATCCAAAACGTTGTTGGCGACACAATGGATATTGAGAAACATAAGCGTAATTTGATTCGCTTTCTCAGCCGTGATGTATTAGACAAAAAGAAAATCTTACCCGAAGGATGGGACACAGGTCTGAGTGATGAGGACAAAGTTAAGCTAGGCGTGACATTTGACCGTGATACGGAGGAGTGGAAGTGCCTTGAGATTGTTAACTTTTTAAAGGAAAAGTTTATTGAGGATGAGGGTGAAGGTACAGCCATCAGTATGGACGCAGCAGACAAAATGTTACGCAAGATTGCTTACTCAAAAAACCTTAGTCGTTTAGAAATTGACCGTATTTTGACGTTAATTGTCAAAGAAGGTGGTTTAGAAGTAAAAATTGGTACATTAAATAAGCAAATTAACGAGATTAAGCGCGAGGACGGTATGGCAGGTGCAAACCATACGGAGATTGCCGAGGCTGTTTTAGAAGACATGGCTAACTTGTTTGAGTTTGCTTTTGACCGAGGACACTTTTGGAAGTTCAACGGTAGCAATTGGGAAACAATCAAGGATGCTTGGTTGAATAGACATATTAGCCAAAACTATGGTTCGTTCGAAGCGGCAAAGCGTAACAGCGATATGAAAGGTATTCTTAGCCTTATGGAGAGCTTGAGCCCACAAGACTTTAAAAAATCGCCGTTACAAGGTGTAAACTTCGTCAACGGCTTTTTAACTGAAGACCTCATAACTTAACAAAGCTTGATAAGCTCTTGGGTCAATGAGAGCTTTCCACTTTTCGGCTTG